GCTTTTCAGCAGGCCGAATCACTTCTTTCTATGGAGCATGACAAGTTGGAGCGCCAACAGGGTCAGCAGAACTTTATACAATTCGTAACTTACGGAACAACATACCAAACCAATATTTAATCATGGCATCAGAATACAGAGGATTAGGACTAAACGGAGGGAAGTACATCAATGACACCTCCGCAAACACAGGCAATTGGTTCGCTATCGTGGCGACTGAGGATACGGTTATCGACAGCATTACGAGTAATGTGGAGAACCTAAGTAACATTACCGCGTCCCAGGACAATACCACACTATCCGCAAACACAGCGCTCTACGGAGGCATAACCGGAATCACTCTGAGTAGCGGTGCGGTAATTGCCTATAATGTATAATGGCACTAGCACTCGATCTTAATGTTGGCACGCCTCGTCCATTTACGACAAGTGGCGTACCCGCGCCTGATGGCGTATTGAGAACCGAGAATGGTAGATTCATTATTACTGAAAACGGAAATTACATAGAGTTTGAACTACCACCTTTTCTAACAACTGAGGCCGATGAGGTCTTACGAACCGAATTAAACGAAGCAATCTTAACCGAATAATATCATGGCTAATCTTAAAATCACTCAACTCTCTGATCTAAGCACCCCGGCGGGTGCCGATATCTTGCCCATCGTGGATGATGTTGCAGGCACCGCAACCACCAAAAAGGTAACTGTCACTAACCTAATGACACTCGCCCCCCAGGGTGACCTAGTCGCAAGCAACAACTTGAGCGATGTATCTAGTGCCGCAACATCCCGCACCAATCTCGGTTTAGGTGATGCGGCTACCAAGACAGTAGGGACAGCCGATACAAATGTGATAGGGGTATCAAGCGGAACAGTTGACCTGGGCGGTAACAAGCTCGAAGACTTTGACGCATCGATTAACGAGCAGACAGGAACCACCTACACGCTAGTTGCGGGAGACAACGGCAAGGTGATTAAGTTCACCAACGGATCTGCAATTACGCTTACCCTACCAAGTGGATTAGGCGAAGGTTTCAACTGTACTGTTATACAGTATGGAGCAGGGCAGATCACCTTCTCAGGAACTTTCTATAATCAGTCATCGCACACAAAGACCGCAGGGCAGTACGCAGTAACAGGCTTGATCAGTTGCGTGGCAGATGTGTTCGTATTAGCAGGCGATACAGCTTCCTAAGTCCGATGACTTTTATACTTCCAAGTTTCGGAGCCTCGGCTATATCCGCAGTACCCGCAAGTGGCGGTGGTGGTGGTGGATTTAATACCTACAGCGTAGACTTTGATGGTACTAATGATTATGTAGGTGTAGCCTCTGATCCCGGGCTTGATGTTTACTCAACCTCACTTTGGTTTAAAACAGCAGAAACTAGTTTTAGTCTACCGATTGCGGGCTTTGGAAAAAATGGTTCACAATATGGTGGAATCCGATTTATTCCGTCAGTTACTGGTCGTGCCGTTGAATATAACGATGGCACTCAGTACATTGCCGCAGGGGGACTGTCTAACTCTGATGTTTTTGACAATGCTTGGCATCATGTTGCAATAGTTTTTGTTGCGAGTGGGTATCAAACTACAACAGGAACTTCTAGCACTGACGGGAAGGGTTACAAAATATTTATAGACGGCACTCGTGTAGATACCGCTCTTGGTTCAACAAGTCACAGCTACTCCTTGGCAACGACTTCATCGTTTTTTGCTGTAGGAAAAGAGCGGACAAGTTACTACACGGGTCTTATCGATGAGGTAGCTATATTTGGTTCATCATTATCGGATTCAGATGTTACCGCCATTTACAATAGTGGGGCACCTGCGGACTTATCTTCTTACTCTCCTACGCTTTGGTGGCGTATGGGAGATAACAACTCAGGGACAGGTACTACAATCACAGACCAAGGTAGCGGAGGTAACGATGGTACGCTTACCAACGGACCTACCTACTCCTCTGATGTACCTGTAGCACCGTCATTCACGAACACCTACAGCGTAGACTTTGACGGTTCTAACGACTACGCTGAAGTTACAGGGCTTGGATTATCGGGTGCTACTAGCTTCTCAATGTGGTTTAATGCACAAGCATCAGTAGGTAACTATCCGCTACTTCACATGGATACTAACGGTCTTTTTATAGACATTTTTAGTTCTAACTTACGATGCATTCTTTATGATAACGCAGCGGGCGATGGTAGTCAGATTTATAAAACTAATGGTGCTATGGGAGGTATTAGTGTAGGCACATGGTATCATCTCGCTGTAACTACAAATGGTACTTCTACACTAAAGCTTTATGTGAATGGTGTGGAAAAAGGTGTAGGTAGTCCTTCGACTTATGGTTCTTCATGGTCTAACTTTAACGCACCTAGTAGCCTCCCGCTAGATATTGGAGCGAGAACATCGACTAACCTATACGCAAATCAGTTGATCGATGAAGTAGCAATCTTTGGCTCTGAATTATCAGCATCCGATATAACTGCCATCTACAACAGCGGAGTACCTGCTGACCTTGCGTCTTACTCTCCTGTCGGGTGGTGGCGTATGGGAGATAATGACTCAGGTAGCGGCACAACCATCACAGACCAAGGTAGCGGTGGTAATGACGCAACACTAACTAACGGGCCAACATTTTCAACAACAGTCCCATCTTAAAATATTATGAGCAGAAATTATGTAATAATTGACGCATCGGAAGTAAGTTCCGTTGATTTTGACCAAGTCCTAGAAACCTCGGCAGATACGCTTAGATATAATGTTGCGGGTACTCAGACCTTCGTAAAGTTCGAGGGTGACACACCTTCGTTCATAGAAGGCAAAACCGCCAACACACATTCCGAGATGCTTGAAATTCTAGCAGGCGAGGAGTGGACAGACCCTGACGCGAATCCTTAATGGCAACTGAGGTCGGAGAGAATGTTCAGGTTAAAGCAAACCTCGCATTCATGGCGAAAGTTATCGCCATTGTTGGCACCGCTGTATGGGGCTACTCCGTCATTTGGAATAAGATTAACGAACTCGATAATAGCCTGGGGCGAGTCCAACACGAAGGCACTCTGCTTGGCGATTTATCTGCTCGCATGATGCACCTGGAGAAATTTGCAGAGCAGGCAAAAGCGGATCTCGATCATTTGGTAGAGATGCAAGATGCTCCAATCACCTCAGACTATCAGCAGTTTGAGCGACTTAATTATTTAGAAAAGGAGTTGGATCGACTTCGCGACAAGGTGGAGGAGTGAGATGGAGATTTCACACTACATGTTTGCGGGAGTTGGCGTTGCCATATCAATCCTCGCATTCTTCATCAAACGCAACAAGTGGGAGATCGATGACATGAAGGAGCGTCTCCGTCAGATCGAGATTAGCGATGCAGGACAATCCAAGGATGTTGAGCATTTAACCAAACTCTCCGAAGACCGCAGGCGGGATATACAAAAACTATTTGAAAAACTAGATGCTAAATAATGTTCGAGCTACTTACACTATTTTTGACGGGTGGGGGTTCAGCCGCAATGGGGAGCATACTCAAGGGTGTGTTTGGAATGCTCACAGATTCGAGGCAACAGAAGTATGAGATCGAGATGGCAAGAGAGGCGCGAAACAATGAGTTCGCGATTAAGTTCCAAGAAAGCCTCAACAGCGGTGATGGCGGTGCTTTTACTCGCGCAACTCGTAGGATGCTCGCGCTCATTGGGATGGGTACAATCTCATTCGTCACATGCATCACAGCAATTTTCCCATCAGTCCCACTCCTCAGTACAACAAATATTACAGGGGAAGGAAAAACAGAGATACTTTTCGGACTCCTCAGTTTTCCGGCAGAGCAAGCCAATTTGGTCGTCACTACAGGACACCTCTGCCTCTTCCAAACATCAGTCGTGTTGCCGATGATTGTGGGGTTTTACTTCACACCGGGAGGGCGTAGATAATGCTTGATCGCGTCTCAGTAGCAGGCATGAGCGGAACTGCCGCAACCTTTGGATTATCCACGATAGATACATTCTTAGGTATTGCAGTAGGGGCAGTCACACTCGTTTACATGAGCATAAAACTCTATCAGGAGTTAAAGAAGTAATGGCTAGGTACGAACCAATAGGCAGAATGGATGATCCTATTCTCACGGATGGAGATCGCGGATTCCGTGGTATTGATAGTTACCTGGAGCCTACTACTCTACAGGGCGGTACTGTTGAAACATCGCAGAATATGCGACTAGACGGAGATATTGCATCTGTACGCAAAGGCATAGAATTTAAAGCAGGCGGGGTATCCCTTACTTATTCCGCAGGCACAGAGGAAGTATTTGCATCCACCTTATTTTCCGACCCGGTAACAGGAACAGAATTTATCGCCTGTGCCACAAAGGATAAGGTAATCCTATGGAATGATCAGAATAATAGCGGTATCGATATCGCATATCCTGGAGGTCAAACGGTAGCAAGCGGGGATAATGCGAGCTTCGTGCAGGCGATGGAGAAACTCATCCTGTTTCGTGGCACCGGTAAAGATCCGCTCGAATGGGACGGGGACTTTACGACACCCACCGCATTTACGCTCAAGAATAATGCAACCCCCACAGCGGGCAGAGTGGAATGTCCGAGTACAAACTTTGGCACCTTCTTTGCAAACAGACTGATCGTACCACAGCCAAGTGATTCGCAGTATACCGTAATCATGTCTGACCTCCTGGATACGGATAACTTTTATCCCGCAGAATCGCAGTTCCGTATCAATCGTGGAACTGCTGATTTTCTAGTGGGATTTACTCCATACCTGGAGAATCAATTGCTCGTATTTTTCCGCAACTCGATCCACATGATAAACAATGTGGCAATAACCTCTGCGGCAGGAGTCTTTGAGATTACCCGCCAACGCGGATGCGTGGCCCGCAAGAGCATAGCCGCGA